GAAAGTGATTGATACGCTCCCGCGCTTAAAGGACGCGAAAGCAAAATACGAAAACGCATGACAGGAAACGAAAAAAGCCCGCCGGGGAATGACCCCCGACGGGCTTTCGTTTTTGTCCGAATCGGACGTGTTTAGTTTTCTGCGGGTTCGGTCTGGACGGCCTGTTCTTCGATGCCGACAAGCAGGCTTTCCACGGATGGGGTGTCGATGTAGCCTTTCAAATTCTCATTCGCGCCCCATGCTTTCTTCGCTTCCTCCAAAGCGGCTTCGATCATTTTTTCAATATCGCTGGACGTGAAAAGCAGTTTCAGCACCGCCGGGATTCGCTGATAAATCCAGTCCGCGACGGCGGCATATTTCAGGGAACCCGTACCGCTTCCGAACTGCTTTTCGGCCTGCGTTACAAGGTTGAAAAGGATTTGCTTCAAAATCTTTGTTTCGCCGCGCTTGATAAGCACGACAACCAGCGCGAGGAAAGCAACGACGACAAGCACGCTGTCCCAATTCTTCGCAAGGAATGTAAGAACGTTCATTTCTGTTTCTCCTTTCTATCTGTCAGCCAATGACGGTACAGCCGGATTCAGGGACCCAGCCCAAACCGTCGATGTGTACGCCGCACTTGCGGCCCGTATAGTAATACTTCACTGTGTACGTTCCGTTCACAGTCTTACCTTTTCCGCCGCCGTTGCTGTCGCGGTACAGCGGGCCGGAATACTTCACCTTTGCGCCGACGCGCATTTTCGGCGCGGTCGTACCGCTCCCGACGGCCTGCACGTCCGCCGCATTGACCCAGCCGTAAACGGTAGAACCGCCGCCGGGCTGTTTGATAAGGTGGTAGGGGTGCTTTGCGCCCTTTGCAAGCGCCGTTACCTTTGCCGTTCCCGGCTTGCAGGCCGCGCCGCTTGCCGCCGCCGCGTTGGTGTAATGGGTGTTGCCCGTAAAGCGCACCACGTCGCCCACAGCGAACGCAAGCGTCGCCGGGGTGGTAGTTGTGCCGCTGGGCTTTGTCGTGCTTCCTGCGCCGTCCTGTGCGCCGCCTGCGGTGTCGTAGGTGATATACGGCAACTTCCCGTGCTTCGTCCACTTGCGCCCGTTCATGCCGGAAATAGCGCCAATGTTCAGGCACGCCGTCACCTGCACGCAGTTCTTGAAAGCGGGCGAACATTCGATGACCTTTCCGCCGCCGATGTAAACGCCGATATGACCGGGCAACCAGACAGCTTCGCCCGGAACAATGCCGCTGAAATCAGCAGACACGCCGGAACACTTCGTAATCATGGTGTCTGCCCCAAGATCGGGAACGCCGTTGGAAGCATAGGCCGCGCCGCCGTATGGCTTCGCGGCGTTTCCGCTCCAACCCCAAAGAACGCCTTTGATAAGGCATACGCAGTCGAACCCGTAGACGGGCGGGTTCTTATCCGCCGCCGCCCGAATCATCGCCGTTCGCGCGGCCTGCTTGTTGTACCTGTGATTTGTGCAATAGCGGGACACGTTCGCGCCTGTCAGGGGCGCACCGAAACAGCCCATGACGTACAGCGTTTTATAGTTGTCCACAATGTTTTGCAATTTGTTGATAAATTCAGACGCTTTCATTTTGCCCGCTCCTTTCGCGTCTGCGGGTCTTGTGGTCCCCGCCGTGGTATTTGAACCGCCGGGCTTTGCGGCGCTTCCTGCGCCGTCGTAGGCGGTCAGGGCGTATGTTTCGATGATTTGAACCAGTTTGTCCGCATACTTCGGGTCGGTCGCGTAGCCCGCCGCGGCGATTGCCCGGCACGCGGCTTTATAGTCCCGCTCCCCGATGACCGCTTTATAGCGGGTATTGCACGAAAGCAAGTCGGAATGATCGGCGACGCTTTCCGCCCAACTGCCATAGGCCCGGAAAAGGCCCGTCACGGTCGTAAAGGTCACGCCGTCGTAGCACTCTTGCGTTTTGCCGCTGTAAACGGCCCCGGTCCAGCTTGTCCCGGCCTTGATGCCGAACAGGGCGTTTCCCTTGACCGTCAAGCCGGATTTGCCCCAGCCGCTTTCAAGGATTGCTTGTGCTATCGTCAGGGACGCGAGGACCCCGCTTTTCTGCATATCCGCCGCGGCAAGTGCGCCCACCCGCTCGATGAATTTCTTTTGTTCCTGTGTCATGTGTATTCCTCCGTTACGGCTGAACGTTGTTCAGGTCAACGGGCATTCCCTCCGTTTCCTCCGGGTTCGCCTTTTTGATTTTCACAACGTTTTCCGCCTTTGCTTTCCACGAATAAAAGCCGATGACCGTTGCCGTTGGTGTTCCAACGTAGGCAAGGAAAACGCCAAGCTGTGAAGCGTCGAGGACGACGGCCCACACGCCCACGCCGAACCCGGCGAAATAGGTACAGAGGACCGCCCAAAGAACCAGCTTTGAACACTCTGTCTTCCGGCGGTTCTGCTTGCCCTCTCTTCGTCGGCGGGGCCGTCGTCCGCTCAACAGCAGGACGGCGGCGAACCCGCCAACCAACCCGGCGGCAACGCTGAAAAGATAAATCATGCCGCGCCGCCTTTCTTACTCTTCGTGTTCGCGCCGCTCCCGGCTCTCGAACGCGTCAAGTCGCTTGTGCGCCTGTTTCGCGGACGCTTCAACGGCGGTCAGGCGCGTAACGACTTCAACGTTCGTCTTGCGCTGTTCCTTTTGCTCCGCCTTGATTTCGTCCGTGTTGGCCTTGATATAGCCGATTTCGGTAAGAACGGTCGCGTCGCTCTTCGCTTCGTCGGCAACGTCCCTTTTCCCATTCCGGGCAAAGGCAACGTAGCCGAACACGATAGCGCAAATCGTACTAACGACGCTCAAACCTGCAAGCACTTCATTCATGTTCTTTACCTCCCGCAAATGAAGTCCCCGTAAACGCTTTTCAGCGAATACGGGGCGATTGTGGGCGGTGCTTCCTGCGAGTGATAAACCGCGCAGTCATACGCCCAAACCAAATAGCGCGTTGTGTCCTCCGCCCAAATAGCAAGCGGCATAATGAAAAACCACAGCAGACCGAACACCGGGCAGATTTGGCCCAGCACGTTTCCCGGCTGATTGCTGTAATCCCAAACGCCCAGCCCTAACCACAGGTTCAGGACACACCCGGAAATAAACTCTACCGCAAGCACGATAACGGCCCCGATGACCGATTGCACGATGACCGGGGCGCGGTAAAAGCGCGGGTTCTGATTGATAGCACCAACCAGAACCCCGCACAGCCCGCCTACAACGAACATAGACGGGTGGGAGTACCCGCGGAAAAGCGTTTCAAATACGACGTAAGCCGCGCCCAGCGTGGCCCAAATCGTCAAGATACGTTTCACGCGTCGCCACCTGCTTTCTCAATCAGCGCCGCCATGCTTGCCGCAAGGTCGGCGGGCAGGTCTGCGCCGTACACGATGGCCGGGATTTCATCAAGCCCGGCCCGTTTAATCCACGCGTTCAGGTGGTTGCAGTAAGTGCGGTGATAGAAGACGTGGGCGGTCGCGGCCTGTGTAAGCGCGGTGAATTCCTCCGCGGTATACATACGACAAAGTTCGCCGTCGGCGTGGTACGGAACTTCCTTTGCACCCTCCTTGACCGTCTGGAACTGCGCCATAAGTTCGGTTTGGTCGTGTTCGGTCAGGCTGTAATGTGCGCCGCCCACGTCGATTCCGGCATAGATAGCCGCGGAACACGCAAGGCCGATTTCGGCTTTCTTCGCCGTGCGGACCTGCTCAACGTCGTTCCAGTCCTGCGGCGGGGTCACGCCCAGCCGCTCCAACTTCATATCACGAATGCTGTCTTCTCTGTGCTGAATGCTCATTCAAAGTTACCTCCCGCAGACGTAATGAAGCAATCGCCCGTTGCCGTTCCGCGCTTTACCTTGATGCGGAAATTGTAGCCCCAAGCGCTCGCCGTTTTGGTGGTGTTGGAAAGGAAGAACTTACTTCCGCTTACGACGTTCTGCGTCACGTCCTCCCACGTCGGGGAAGCGTCGTTGCCGTTGTTGCAGACTTCCACGGTGAATTTTGCACCTGCTGGAATTTGACGCACGACAGACATGATACCCTTTGTCACCATATCGTCGGCAGTAAGTGGGGTAGCAAGCGTAAGTTCGATTTCCGTTTCGTTTTTCGTGAACGTATACGTCCGGGTCGCGCTTCCGCCGTAGTTGTCCGCCGCAACGATTTTCAGCGTATGGGACCCGTTCAACAGCTTCACCCACTCTGCGGCGGTGATGTTGAACGAATAGGTCTGTCCGCTTGTCGCGGTGTAGGAACGCTTCTGCGTGCCGTCGATGTACTCCGTCACGGTCAAGGTCTGTCCGCTGTCTTCGTCCGTCACGCTGTAACTCTGCGCGAACGCGGCTGTCTTCGTTCCCAAGTTGGAATCCGTGCCGCTGATAACGGGCGCATGGTTATTTACCACCGTCCGCGTCGCGCTGGTCTGATACGCCGATTCCGCGCCCGCGCTGTCATACGCCTTGACGCGGTACGCAATAGAGGTCCAGCCGAACGTGATTGCGTCTGTGTAACTGCGGTTGATGCCCTTGTATACCTGCGCCCATGCGCCGCCGTTGACCTGCCGTTCGAGGATATAGCCGGAAAGATTGCCGTCTTCGTCCGTGGAAGCCCCCCAACTGATAGACAGGCTTTCGCCGCCGCGAACGCTGGACGGAACCGTGATGGAAGAGGGCTTCGAGGGGGCGCGGTTCCAAATGATCGTGTATGCTCCGTCGGAATCCGGGCTATCAGATACCAAGATTCCAGAGGACAAATTACAAAGCGGGCGAACGCCGCCGCAGCCGTCGTAAGCGTAGTCCCAGCTCATCGCGCCAGAGGAATAGACGAAGCGGACGCTGCAAGAGTTGGACGCGTAAGCGTCGGCAAGCCACCACCACCACGGCGAATTTACGTTGAAACCGCCGTTCGTGTATTCGCTCTTGCTCACGGCTTCCGCCGTGGGGTAGGCAAGGCGGGAACTGTCGTCGCTGAACAAGGCCAGCTTGCTTCCCGCGGTCACGTCGCCGGACAAGCCGACTTCCGTACAGGTCGCAAGGAAGATTTTGTCGGCGCAACTCTCCGTACCGCCGCCGTCTACGGTCGCCTTGCCTACGGTGTGGGTCGTAGTCAACAGGGCCGCAATGAAGTTCGCGGAGAAGCCCGCAAGAAAGCCCGCTTCCGCGTCGTATTCGTTGTAGTTGCTCCATACGTTCGCATTCGTCGGGGCCGCGTCTGCGCCATGCTGGGCGCTGTACCACTTCCCGGCGGCGGCCTGACTGTTCAGCCATTGCCGCACGTTAGAAAGAGTCCAACGGTTATTGCCGTAACTGCGGCGGTTGCCGTCACTGTTGCCGGATTCGATAGCGTCAAAGCATTTCAGCGAAATAATGCGCTCCGTAATCAGGGTCACAGCGCCGGACGGGTAGCCTGTGTGTCCCTTGTCGGCGATTTTCCAAATGATCGGCTTACCGTTGTAAAGCGTGCCTGTATCTTTGACAAGCGCACCGACGGCAAGCGCATTCAAACTTTGGGCCATTGTTTTTCACTCTCCTTGAATAGATTTTGAAACAGACTGTCGGTTTTCTGTATCAGGTGATAGCAGTTGCCCTTTTCGGCGTGGCTCCGCCAACTTCCGTATGACTGTTCAATGTCCGAAAGGCTGATTTTCTCCCGGTCCAGTAGACCGCGCTGTTTCTTCAATTTGCGTTGTGCGTTACTTTTGCTTGACCGCCGGACTTTGCGAATGATTTTGCCCGATTCGGTCAAGTAGGTGTGGAAGCCCAAGAAATCAATACCGTTCCGCAACGGGAAAATATTTGTTTTCTTGTTCATCCGCAGGCCCAGCCGGGCAACGTATTGTTCGATCTCGCCCCGGCAGTATTGCAAATATGCCTTGTCCTCATGTATCAAATAGAAATCGTCCATGTACCGCCCATAATAGCGAATACCCAGCTTTTCTTTTATGAAATGGTCCATGCCCGAAAGATACATGACGGCGAACCATTGTGAAGTCTGGTTGCCGATAGGAATTCCCGGATTTTCCGTGCTGTCAACGATCAGGTCAACTAACCACAGAATATCCGGGTCTTTGATGTACTTCCGCGTCATCTGCTTTAATGGTTCATGCTGGATTGAATAGAAATACTTCGATATGTCGCATTTCAAAACCCAGCCGTCCGAATAGTGCCGCACTTCCTCCGGGCAGGGCGGCGGCAATCCCGCGGCCCGCCGCTCCCGCTCGGCGTTCGCCTTGCGTGTGAAGTAGTAGGACCGCATGAATTCTTCAAGGCGGTATAACCCGTCATGTGTTCCGCGCCCGCTCTGCGATGCGTAGTTGTCCCGGATAAAGGCTTTTGAAAACGCGGGTTCAAGTATGTTGTCGCATAGGGAATGTTGAACCACCTTGTCTTTGAATGCGTTCGTCATAACGATTCGTTCTTTCGGTTCATAGACCTTGAAAACGAAATAATCTGACGGTCGGTATGTTTTGGTTTTCAGCATTTCCGAAAGTAGGCATAGGGCTTCAAGAAGATTTGCTTCAAATTTTGCAACGCTGGGTTTGTGTCGCTTGCCCCTGCGTGCTTTCAGGAACCCCGCGTATAGGTTCCCGAAATCATATACCTGCTCGAATTCTGCGCCTTGCATATAAAAAACTCCTTGCCGTGTATAGAATCGGCCTTGCGCGTCTGCGGCTCCCGCCGCACGCAACGCGTCATCATCGGACCGCACCGCGCGTCCGCGGCGGGCGGAAGCTGGTTTCCGTGGACCTTGCTTCACCAATCTTGTATTTACCGTCGTGCTGTCACCACGGCGGAGGGATGCGGCTTCCTTTGATAGTGGTCCTCTGTTTTCAGCCTTTCGGCCTACTCAATCGCAGTTTCCACCAAAGCGGGCGAACGCCGTTGTTGCCGTTGTAAGCGTTGTTCCAGTTCATCGCGCCAGAGGAATTGACGTTGCGGACGTTGTAAGAGTTGGACGCTACAAGCCGCACCCCAAGAAAAACGCCGGGCGTTACCGCCGCGGCGTGATTCCTCTATTCTGTTGTAGTGCGGCGAACCGCTCTCTATCCTGCTTCCTCCACTTTGCCGTCATGTTCTTCACGTTCATAACGTGCCGGGTCCATTCCGCGCATTGTTCGGAAGAGATAAGTTCCTTTTCAAAGGAAAGTTCGATCAGGAAAAGAACCGTCTTGCACTCTGTCAGCGCCTTTTCCTGTTCGTAGCGCCGTTCGCGGTATTCCTGCGGGTCTGTAAGGTCAAGTTCGTTCGCTTCCTGTATGTGCTGGAAAATGTCAAGCGTCAAATCGTGCAAGCGGTTTACGATGGTGAAGCGGTACTTCTTCGGAAATCTCCGTTCGCTTGTCATCATAAACGTGTGCTTGACTAAATCTTTCGCTTTCGTGATGATTGCAAATTCTTGTGTGGGCTTTTGTTCGGTTTGTCGCTGGTCTATTTTAGACACCGCCTTTCCCGGATTTGTTCGACTTCCTCCGGCGGTCCGTCAAAGGTAAATCCGTATTCGGTGACGGTCAGCGTTGCCCGTGTCCCGGCGTATGTCGTTCCGCATATCGTCAGGCTGTCCCCGGCGGCGCAATGGTCGCAGGGTGGTTCCAGTTCGACGAACAGGTTTCCGACGATGCAGGACAGTTCCCGCCGCGGGCAGGCATATTCCGTCAACATTCGATGCGCTTTCTTTCTTCGTTCCAGATACCCTTAACAAGCGTGATGCCGTCGAGGGAATCAAAGGACGCAAGAAACGGGTTCCCGGTGATGTTGTTGAACAGGCCGTCTTCCACGCGAGAAACGCGGCTTTCGATTCCTGCAATGGCGTTAAGCGCTTCTGTTACTCTGTTCGCGTCCGCCGCCGCCTGCTCTGCACCCTCCGTCCACGATGCTTTTTCTTCCGCCGTCACATGAATTTTCGTATCTTCCTTATGTTCGATCAGCCCCGAAATTGCCGTGTCGTAATTTCCCATCGTAGACGGGTTTACATGAATATCCGTATTATTCGCGTGTGCGTTTAGGTCGGTAACGTCTGCTTTTTTCTCAAACTCTGCGGCGTGTGCCGTCTTCGATGCGTCGTGGTCTGCAATGTCTTTTTTTGTTGCCGTTACTACGTTCGGGTCGATGATAAAAGAGATAGCGTTCGCGTTGGAAATCTCAATGTGCATCGTCAATTCGATTTCGCCCGCCGCTCCGCTGGAAATGATGACTTTTTCCGTGTCAGGGGTATTGCAAACCGCGATAAGGGTTTCTGTTTCGTCCAGAACGCCCATTTCGCGGATTGTCCACCCGCCAACATCGGACGGAATCACCGCTACTACGTCAATCATGTTTGGGGATTTCTCGTTGATCTCTACGCGGTTTACTTTTCCGCGCCACTTTTCGCCCTTTAATGCGGTCATGGTAGAATTCGGCTTGTAGTAGCTTCCGCCGCCGTCACCCACAGCAAGGTCCGTAATATTGATTTTCTTTCCCTCCATGACCGCCGCCGCAATCAGTTGTATTCCGCAGTCGGTCACAAGGGTTCCATACGTTTTATCTTCCATTTCTTCACCCTCCGTTCGTTATTTATTTGGGAATACTGCAAGTTTCCGCCCGTACTGCGTATAGCCGCCGCAGTAGAACCCGCCGTGCGATTCCATATTTCGCGCCAAGTATGGGTAGACTTCGACGCGTTGCCCGATAGCGTGGACGGCGGCAACCTTGACCGCTGTTCGCTTTTCGATTTGGTAACTGATTGCTTCAAGGTGTGACCGCAGGTTTTTATAAAAACGCACACGGTCGAGGACCGCCGCTTGACGGTCTGCGGTGATGCCCGCTTCCGTTGCGCCGATGACGACGCGGAATTTATACGGGTCGCCGCCGTACTCGAACCACTCTTCCACTTTTGTTCCGGGGTACACAGCGCCCAGCGCCTTTTCAACGGCATATTTCGTTCCTAACCTGCGGTGTACCTGTATACTGTCCCGAATGGTCCTGCGCTTTACCTCGATAGGGTAGGAATAGTCGTACCAGTCAACGTGCAGGTCGTAAGCCAGCACGTCCAACGTCGCTTCGTCCAGTTCGTCGATACGGGCGTAAATGATGTTCTTTCGGACTTCCGCCGCGGTCGTCTGTAACTGCGCTGAAATGGTCTGTGCAAGTGCCATCATGTCAGGGTCGTTTTTCAGCGCAGGCGGAAGCGAATTCGTGAAGTCCGCCGAATAGAAGTCTTCGTTATTCACGTTCCGCACCTCCGTTCACAACGGAAACCGTGCCGACTTGTGCAACTGCGTTGTCTGCCACAGTCGCAAAGACAGGGGAACGGACTTCAACACGCTTCACGCCCGTTTGCATCAACAAGGCGATAAGCTGGGAGGGGTTCACGTCCCGTCCCATCTTTTCGGCCTGCCACATCTGGAAAGACTTCACCGCCGCGGCAACGTCCGCCGCGATGGTGTCGGCGCTCAATGCGCCGCCCTCCTGCGTGTAGTAGGTCACGTTGATGTTATACGGAACGGCCTGCGGCGCGGCGACGGTCACATGGTCCGTCAGCGGGCGCACCGTGTCGGCGTTCAGAATGTCCAAAACCTCTTTCAAGATTTCTTCCCCCGGCAGTTCGCCGCCCGTCAGCAGAACGCGCACGTCTACTTCTCCCGGCTTCGGGGACGTTGCTTTCACGTCTGCGATCAGCGCCGACGCGGATTTTGCGAAATACTCATACCCGCCCAGCGGTCCCGCCGTGGAATAGGTTTCCGCACTCTCACGCATACGCTCATAGAATGCCGCGTCGCTTTCCCTGTCTGCTCCCCCTGCGCTCTCCGTTATGTTCTCGACGCTTTCGTAGTAGGGGAAAACGTCTATCGGCTGGTTGATTTGTCCGGGGATGAATCCGTTTCCGTTTTCGCCCTCTATTTGGCACTCCGCTTCCACGCTCCCGGTCCGCTGTCCCGCAGGAATTGTCAGGTCCTCCAGCGTAGCGAACACGATTTCACCGTCAGGCGTGGCCCGCGTGCCTGCCGGAATGGTCGTTGCCACTTCCAGCGGGATAGAAAGCGTATATTGCAGGGTCGTTCGGGCCTTTTCAGGCTCCAACCGCTCCGCGCCCTTGAACAGTTCCGCGAGGGAATCCAGATATTCGCCCTCTGCATACCGCGGGATATTCTGTTTCGCGGAAAAGTCGATGTTCACCCGCTCTTGAACGATAATATCGGCAACCCACAGAATGAACAGTCGTGCCGGGTCCGCCGGGTACAGCGTGCGCCCGGCGATTTTTTCGTACCCCTGTATCAGCGTGTTCACGATGGTTTCCGTGTCGGTTTCGACGTAGGAAATGTCGGGGTATGTTCTACTCTTCGTTGTCAACGATATTCACCTCCAATACGGGGACCAGCAGGCCCGGCGTTTCGCCCGCTTCAAACGTGACGTTTGTTACCTCTGCCCGCGGTTCATACTCTTCTACCGCGTCCAGAACCTCCGAAATCAAGATAGATTGTGCAACCTGTATCGGCTTGTCGATGAACCGTTGCGCCAACCCAAGCCCCCTATCGAGTGGGACAGAGAATTTCGGCGTTGACACGATGATAGCGACGTTCTGCAAAACTTCCTCTTCCAGCGTTTCCGGCGCAAGGTTGAGTTTGCCGGGCGTAAAGGCTTTCACGATATATGCCATTTCCCGCCCTCCTTATCTGACTGCGTAAGACTGCATCGTAACATTCACCGACGCGACAAGCAGGTTGCCCCATCGGTCGAACCGCTTCAAGGAATTTGACAGCTTCGTAATGACCCATTTGTTCGTGCCGTAGGCTTTCGGCCCGATGACAAGTCGGTTTACTTCGCCCCGCCGCATAGCTTGAAGCAGGCTTGCAATTTCTTTGATAGGGTTTACCCCCAAGAACACGGAAAAGAACATGGTAAACGTTATCGTTTCAACGTCTGTCCCGGTGAATTCCAACAGGGGTTCCCGTAAGTGTCGGTCGTGGGTGGAATACTTCGCCGCGCTGTCCCATTTCAGACTGTCGAACGTCTTGATTTGGTCTGCGGAAACGTAGAACGTGAAGTCACCCCAATTCCCGATAAGCGCCATTGTTTATATCCCTCCAATCACGAACCCGTCGCCGTCGTCCGTCGGGATATACAGGCATAAAACATAGTCGCCCGGCGACGGCAACCACGGGGCTATTTTGACGGCGTGCGAATGGGCGGCAAAGGCGGCTTCACCGCTTCCGCCGCTTTCGCTTTCCGTCCTCTGTGCCGCTCCCTTTGCCGGAATGAACGGCGGGTTCTTGATGACCTTTAGTTCCCCCGATACAAGCGGCGATTGCCCCTTGTCCTCGAACGTGACGCGGGCGGTCCGCGTCCCGGCGTTGACCGACGAAACCCGGCCCGTCCTCACGATATTTTTCAAAACTGATAGATCAGCCATCAATACCCCTCCAATACCCGGCGTAGCGTCAAATCGGTTTTGTAGCCGCTCTTTGACACGGAATGCGTCGCCGTTTCGATGATGTATTTCCCGTCGAACGCGCCGTAGCCCGATACCTGAACCGTGATGCCAGCCACAAGCCGCGCGTCCCCGGTCAGTTTGAACGATGCCTTGAATTCGCCCTTGTTCTTCTGCCGCAGGCGCTTCATTGCCAGTTGCCGGGCTTCCTCTCTGTTGGAAACCTTTTCGTTCACTTCCAGAACTTGACCGTCCTTATCCGCGTTTCGCGGGGTGTAGGTGTATTCGATGGTCTTTCCCGTCGTTGGGTCGGTATAGGAAACGTGGCACTTGCTGTATGACGCGTCGTGCAAGCTGGTTGAAAAGGACCACGAACTAACGTCCGCCGTCCCGCGCTTGATGACACGCACCGCGTCTTTCTGCTCATAAGCCGCCGCGTCGAAAAGAACGATGATTTTTGCGGTAACTTTCAGGCTGATTCCCGCGGCCTTGCAAAGCCGTTGAAGAAAGGTGATGTCCGATTCCTGCATCTGCTCTTTCCGGGTATACAGAGGGTCGAACGCGGATTCAAACATACAGGTAAGCCCGTTTTTGCCCGCAATTTCCTTTGCGATGCTGGAAAGCGTGTAGTTCTCCCATGCTTTCGTTTTCTTCTGCGTCCGCACGGTGGACTTGTAGGGGATGGACCCGGCCTTGATGGTCGCTTTTGCGGGCGGGCCGCTCCCGTCCACGGTGTCGATTTCAAAAACGCCGCAGTCAAGTACACGGTCTTTCCCGTTGGATTCCCAATTCTTTTGAACGATGACGGCGGAGATTTCCACGCCCTTTGACGCGCCGGGCGTGTTCAGCCAGTTTCCCAGCCACACGCCCTCGCGGTCATCAAGCGATAATTGCAGGTCGTCCGTTTTATCCTCTTCGTTGTCCGTGTAGGTCAGCGAAAGAAGATGCTTGTTTATGTCGGCTGAAATGTCCACCCCTGCAAAGGTCAGGCGGACAACGGTTCTTCGTGCATTCATTCGGCAGTCCCTCGCTTCCACGGCGGCAGGTCAGAGGAAACCCGCGTTTCCGGCTCTGGAACTGTCAGTGTGATTCCGGCGGGAAAAACGAAAGTGCGGCGGTACTGCGGGTTCAACTTCATAAGCCGGTCTGTGTAGGCTTCGTCGCCCAATGTCTTATAGGCGATGCCGTCCCACATATCCCCGGCTATGGTGGTGTATTTAGTCATAGTTCCGCCGCCTTTCGTCGTCCTGTCTTTGCCGCTCCCGCTCGTCGATTTCGTCCAACAACTCTTCGTCGTGGCGGCGTAGCATTTCTTCAATGTCCTGTGCCTGCGCGTCGTTGCCGACGTGGAACACGGGTGCACTGTGAATGACGACGGACGTTCTGCCGCCGCCTGCGTTCAGGGTCGGTGCGGCAACGCTGGGCGCTCCCGCGTAGGCCAGTTGATACGGCGCGGCCCCTGCGGTGCGAATAGCGTTCACCGTGTCCGCAAGATTGCGGAAGATGCTTCCCGTCTGCGCCGCGGTGAATACGCTTCGGTTCTTTGCGTTGGTGATAAGTTCCGCGCCCTGCTCACCAGCTATGAACGTGTCCGGCGTGCTGTCTGTACCTGTTGCAAACTGCGGTATCAACGGAATGTTGATGCCCTTTCCGCCGATGCCGGGGACCCAATCAGGGATTTTCAGTTTGTTCAAGCCGGAAATTGCGCCGTTTACAAGGCTGATAATGCCGTTCAGTACGCCGCTTGCAATGCTCTTTAGAGAATTCCAAACGCCGCTGAATATGCTTTTCACGCCCTCCCAAACACGGGTCCAATCTCCCGTGAAGATGCCTGCGAAAACGTCTACAAGGCCCTTTATCGCGGTCAGCGCACCAGATACAACGCCCTTGATGGTTTCAAGTGCAACGCCGATGATGCTTTGTATCGTCGGCATAAGGAATTGAATAACTGCCATGATTGCCGTTGCAATGGTGGAAACCACTTCCGCAAGTCCTTGCAGGATAGAAGCGATAGTCGGTGCCCACTCTGCGAACGCCTGCGCGATCTGCGGAAGCACGGTCCCGACGATGAAAGAAAAGATTTGCTCCACAATGGGGCGAACATAGGTGTTCACAAACTCGATGAACCCGGAAAGGATATTCCAGACGGTTTGTAAAATCGTAATGGCCCCGTCGATAACGCCCGTTGCTTCCTCTCCGAACAGGTTTATCAGGAATTGCCGTGCGCCGCCCAAATTGCCGTCCGTGAAGACGTTGCGTATCGTATCGCCGATGTTTGTTATTGCCGCAACCACCTTGTCGAAAATGACAAGTCCAGCGTCACCGAACACCCGGCCTACGACTTCGCGCACCTTGTCCAGATTGTCCCGTAGGATTTGGACCGCGGCAACGATCAGCGAAATAACGCCCACCACGGGAAGCACCTTGCCAAGAATGCCGCTGAACGGCCCCAAGATAGCGCCGCCCAGCTTTTGAAGCGGGGCAATCAGGGTTCCTATTTTCCCGAAACCCTTTCCGATAACGGAACCGATTTTACCCAGCGGACCCGCCGCAACAGCGGTCCCGGCCTTGCCTAATATGTTGGTGATGGTCCCGGCAACGCCTGTGAATGCCCGCGTCGCAACGCCGCCCATTCCCGAAAACATCTTCGAGAATACGCCGCCCGCCGCGCCGCCGATTTTGGAGAACGCGCCGCCGATTTTTGTTCCGTTGAACATTTGCCCGAACGCACGGCCTACACCGCCCGCCGCGGACCCAATGCCGCCGAAATACCCGGTCACGCTCTTTGCAACGCCCTTTACCTTTCCTGCGAACCCGACGGCTTCCACGCCCGCAAGTGCTGTCTTTCCCTTGAAAAGCGCCATGACCTTTTGAATAGTCAGCACGCCGCCTTTTAGTTCAAGAAAGCCCAACTTTGCAGTCAGGGCCGCGGCCTTGAATGCCAACAGCCCCGCCGTCACCTTTACGATGGTCCGCACAAGTTCCGGGTTTGCGTTGATAAATTCCGTCAGTTTGGAGATCAGTTCGGCGGCTTTCTCCGCTCCCTGTGTGAATGTCGGTAACAGTGCGTCGCCCAGCGCGATTTGCAGGCCCTCGAATGCGGATTTCAGCAGGGTAACTTTACCCTCGAAATTGTCCAGCTTGATTTGCGCCATGCGCTCCGCCGCGCCTGCGGCGTTGTTGACCGAATCGGACAGTTTCTTGAAATCAGCGTCACTTGCGTTTACGATAGCAAGCATACCTGCGAAAGACTCTTTGCCGAAAATGGCGGTAGCCGCCGCCACCTGTTCGGATTCGGAAAGCCCGCCCAAACTGGACCGCAGATTGTCGATGACCTCGCGGAACGTCTTCATGCTTCCGTCCGCATTCGTCAGGCTGATTCCGTACTTGTCCATGTAGGCTTGCATTTGCTTTGTGGGCTTTGCCATGTTCGCAAGGGCCGTCTTTAGGCTTGTGCCTGCGACTTCTGCCTTGATGGACGCATTCGCCATCAAGCCGATTCCAAGTGACATATCTTCCACAGAGTAGCCCAACGCGCCCGCCACGGGCGCTACTTTCTGGAACGTCGCGCCCATCATGGAAACGTTGGTGTTAGCATTGGAAGATGCCTGCGCGAGTACGTCCGCAAAGCGCCCGGACTGGTCCGCCGTCATGTTGAACGCTGTCAGTGCGTCCGTTACAATGTCGGAAACCTGCCCCAAGTCTTCGCCGGACGCGGCGGCAAGGTTCATAATGCCGGGCAAGCCGCCCAACATTTGGTCGGTCTTCCAACCTGCCATAGCCATATATTCAAGGGCTTTTCCGGCTTCAACTGCGGTGAACTTCGTTGTCGCGCCCATGTGCTTCGCTTCCTCTGAAAGCCGCTTCATGTCGTCCGCCGATGCGTTGGAAATGGCCTTGACGGTTGACATTTGGGCTTCAAATTCAGCAGCCTTTTTCACGGGTCCGGCATAGATAGCGCCGCCCAGCGCGGCAAGGGTTCCAAGCGTTCCCGCAAGTTGGGTCTTCGTTTGGGAGATTGCCGCGTTGTTCTGTTCAAGGGCGGCGCTTACCTTTGCCAATTCCTCTTGACTTTTCTTTACCTTGTCATAGGTCTTTGCAAGCCGTTCATTCTCCGCGCTCAAATTTGCCGTGTTCACGCCTGCGTCGGACAGTTCAGAACCAAGCGTCTGCAACCGCTGTTCCTGCGCTTCGATTTTCGCAGTTGTCGCGGCGATCTGCTTTTCATTCTTCGCCATCTTCTGCCGCAGTTCTTCCGACGGGGCGGCGGTTTCGCTCATTTCCCGTTGGAGTTTGTCATGCTCTGCGGTCAGGCGTTCCAGCTTTTGACGGTTCGATTCAAGGGCGGCTTCCTGCTTTTTGTAAGCGTCGATTTTCCCGGTGATGGAATTTAGCTTCGTTAGGCTGTTCTGCATCTGCTTTGTGGTGTTCAACGCGCTTTGAAAAACCGTGTTGAAGTTGCCGCCCAAAGCCGCTTGCAGTTTGAAAAGCAGTTCATATTCTTTTCGTCCAGCCAAATTCACCACCCCTTTTCGTCTATTTCTGTTTCGCGGCGGCGTTGATGTCCTCAATCCACGCCGTAATTTCCGTCATGTTCATATCAAGCCAGAACGGGACGGGCGTATACGTTGCCTGCGCCAGCTTGAAGCACTCCCGCCGCCACCACTTCGCCGGGCTTTTTAATAGCCCGTGTCGATTAAAAAACTCCTTGCCGCGTTGGTGATGCGGTTAAAGTCCTTGATAGGCATAGCGTCGAGAACGTCGCTACCGATTCCCGCGGCCTTTGCCGCCATTTTCGCCTGAAAACTCCGGGACACTTCCGGCGCAAGGCAGTATTCATTGTTCATTTGCATTTCGGTTTCGATAGAAACCATGTCGCGGCCCGTCATTTTCTCAAAATCGAACGTCAGGGTCGTATAGGTTTCGCCCGCGTACTCGAAAGGCTTCTTGAACGTGTGCGTATAAACGCCTGTGCCTGCCTGTACGGGTTCGTTTACGGCTTCCGCGGTCATATCATGGGTGACAGCTTCCGCCGCACCTGCGGCGTTCTGTGCGCTCTCTGCGGCGGTGTTTTTGATGTTCTCACTCATTGTCAATTCCTCCGATTTAGAAATTCATATTTTCAGATACAGAAAAGGGCATAATAAAACCCAGCGGGAAGCCCCGCCGGGTTTTACTTGCCAAGTGCCTTTCGCACGTCTTCGAGGTAATCAACGCCGTTGACGTAATAGATAAAGTTCAGAATGTCGATTTCCAGAACCTTTTTGCCGTCGATGTACGTTGCGTAGTAGGTCACTGGGTATTCGCCGGACGCTTCCGCGGAAGATGCCGGGGCCAGCTTGCCGGGGGCAAACTTTTTCGGGCTTACGACAAGGACGTGTTTCACGGCCTGCTGAACATAGCGGCCCGTGCTGTTGTCCCAAGACTGTTGGGCCGCACGCAAATCAAGCTGGTGCTTGCGCGGCTCTGCCAGCTTGATAGCGTCCGTAGTAACGGAACGGAAATTCAGGGTCAGGGACATAGCTTCAAGGTGTCCGACGAACGTTCCGTCGAACGCGCCTGCGATGCCCGCGCCCTTGACCTCTTCCGAAATCTGCGTGATTTCAGGAAGCGTGACTTCTGCCATGCCGTAATATTCGGTCGCGTCCTCATATACGGCAAAGTTGG